TCCTCAATGGCTGATCCCACCAAGGAAACCCTCAAGAGCCTCCATGCGAGTCTCTGCAATGAGCTGCTGCGCCGGGTTGCCTCAGGGGAAGCGACACCCGCTGACCTCAATGTTGCCCGTCAGATGCTCAAGGACAACCAGGTGGATCAAGTGGCTCTCGCGGGTACCCCAATTCTCCGTCTTGCCCAGCAGCTTCCCTTTGATAATCAGGAAGATCTGCGTACCGGCACCTAAGTATGGAGATAGATCCCCGGCTCAAGGACTTCCGCAATGGACTCCACCTTGTCTGGGCTGAACTTGGGCTCCCTGCGCCTACCAAGGTGCAATATGAGATGGCATCATGGCTCCAAGGGGGTCCAAGGCGATCTGTAACGCTTGCTTTCCGTGGGGTAGGGAAGTCGTGGATCACTTCAGCATTCGTTATGCATGAATTGATGTTGGATCCTACGAAGCAGTTCCTTGTTGTCTCTGCATCCAAGAACCGGGCTGATGAGTTCGCCTCGTTCTGCCGGAAATTGATGCAGGTAGTGCCCATGTATCAGCACTTGATGCCCAGGGATACCCAAAGGAACTCAGCGATAGCCTTCGATGTGGGTCCTGCGCCACCGAGCCATGCTCCAAGTGTCAAGAGCCTCGGTATCACCGGGCAGTTAACCGGCTCCCGTGCTGATGTAGTGATCCTTGATGATGTGGAGGTAGCCAACAACAGCCTCACTTCCACCATGAGGGAGCAACTACAGGAGCGCATCAAGGAAGTCGATGCAATCATCAAGCCTGGGGGGCGCGTCATCTTCCTAGGGACCCCTCAGAGCGAAGAGTCCATCTACAACATCCTCCAAGAGCGAGGCTATGAGTGCCGCATATGGCCAGCCTTGTACCCCTCAGAGATCGAGATGACCGCCTACGGTGGTCGCTTGGCACCCACGATCCAAGAGGAGTGGACTGAAGAGATCGTTGGGACTCCTACAGACCCCAAGCGGTTCTCCAAAGAGGATCTACAGGAACGAGCGTTGTCCTATGGGCGAAGCGGGTTCCAACTTCAGTTCATGCTCAATACGAGTCTGGCTGATCAGGACAGATACCCCCTCAAGCTCCATGACCTCATTGCCTATGGTGGCGATTGGGAGCAAGCACCGGAGCGTTTGGTGTGGTCAGGATCCAAGGAGAAGATCGAGGAAGACCTACCTGCCGTTGGCTTCCGTGGTGACCGCTACCACAACCCCATATCCATCTCAGACAAGTTCATACCCTTCGCAGGATCCGTACTTGCCATTGACCCCTCAGGGCGTGGTGAGGATGAAACTGCGTATGCCGTCGTGAAGATGAGCAATGGATGGATGCACCTCACCGCAGCCGGCGGACTCCGTGGTGGCTACACACCTGAGAACCTCAGAGCACTCGCCAAGGTTGCCAGGGATCAGAAGGTCAACAAGTGCATCGTCGAATCAAACTTCGGGGATGGAATGTTCACGCAGCTCCTGACCCCGTACCTACGGGACTCATGGCCATGCAGCATCGAAGAGGTACGCCATTCCATTCAGAAGGAACGGCGGATCATCGATACCCTTGAACCCATCCTCAACCAGCATCGACTCGTAGTGCAACCGGCAGTCATCAAGGCTGACTATGAGTCCACCAAGGGGCTACCGCCGGAGAAGCAGTTGTCCTATCAGCTCTTCTATCAACTCACCAGGATCACAAGGGATCGTGGGAGCCTCAGGCATGATGACAGACTCGATGCGCTCTCCATGGCCGTGGGCTATTGGGCGAAAGCAGTGGCAGTTGATGTGGACAAGATGATCATCGCTAGGAAACAAAGAGATATTGATGTCGAACTCGAACGGGTCGAGCGGGCATATACGAAAACCTTCGGAACCCAAGGAACCTCAGGCCTCAACTGGCTTGGAAAGAATCAATGACATACAGCAATACCTACTCATCCCCAAGTTCACCCACTAACTTCAACCCGTTCAGCGGGATGGGTATGCGAAAGGGTGGTCGCCCAAGCTTGTTCCCAGGATCAGGGGATGGCTCCACGCTGTCCCTTGACTTCACCTCGGGTGTGCTTGATCCTCGGCTGACCTTCAGCAGAGCCAGTACTGCGACCTTTGTGAACTCAAGTGGGTATGTGGAAAACGCCGCAAGTAACGAAATGACTTACAGCCAAAGTCAAGATTCCAATACATTTTGGAATGCCTTTGGAACAAATGTTGTTCGGACATCAGCACAAACAGATCCAAATGGTGGAACGGCTGCTGTAAAACTAGTATTTACTGCCACCGCAGCGGATGCTGTTATTTCTCGCACTGTTGCTGTTAACAACGGATTGCCATACACCATTTCCGTGTGGATGCGGTCAGACAGCGGAACGGTTTCAAATGTCCGATTTGGACGCGGAGCAACAGCGGGTGGCGCATTTTTCCCTACTCTGAGTACAACATGGCAACGAATAAGTCTTTCGTTTACAGCATCTGGAACTGCTGATGGTATTGAGATTCGAGTTTTGAACTCAGGTTCTCCACAAACTGCAACTTTCCATGTCTATGGAGCGCAGTTGGAGTCTGGTTCTACAGTGAAAACCTATCAACCAGCAATAGCAGCAGCCGCCTACTACGCCCCTCGGTTCGACTACAGCCCTACGAACATTGGGGAGCCAAGGGGACTACTGATTGAGGGGCAAGCGGTCAACCTTGCTTTGCGTTCAAGCACAATGGGATCGGCTACCTACACAACGCAAGAAGTCACAATGAGCACCGGATCTTCGGTCGATCCGTCAAATACTGCAAGTGCTCCGACAATGGCTGCAATTCCTGGATTCTCTTATTCGTCACATTTGATTTATTCGACCGTTGGTGTATCAAACGCGACTTCATACACACTAAGCGTGTTCGCCAAAGCAAATGGATACAACCGTATTGGTGTTTGTATTGCAGCAGGAGCACGATACACGGCAGTATTCAATTTAACAGGTAACGGATCGTTTGAAACATCATCAAGCACGGCTTCGCCAGCACCAACCGGAACGGGCTACTCAATTACAGCCTATGGAAATGGTTGGTATCGGTGTTCCGTCACAATGACTACTGCGGATACCACTCTCTATCCACACTTTATGCTAGTGAACGATGGAGCCATTACTTTCAATGCAAACGCGCAAGCCACTTTCGTAGGTGAATCAGCAAAAAGCGTTTACATTTGGGGCGCACAACTAGAACTCGGCTCCGGCGCAACCTCCTACATCCCTACGGGTGCGAGTACGGTCACGCGGAATGCGGATTACCTATTCTCAGCATCATCAAGTGGCGCGTCTAGAAATACTGAATTCAGTCTTGATGACTTAGCACCCGGCACTTCCGCATTGGATGCACATACGGTTTTGTTTGTGTATGCAAGGGATCCCAATAGTAAACGAGATTATCCAGCATCGTTGTATGCAAGAACGAATGCCAATGCTTTGCGTATTGACGTGAGAGACTTTACTGGTACTACAGTATGGGCAGCCACGCAAACACGCACCGTGCAAAATGTAAATGTCGGTACAGCATCAAAACTAAAAATTGCGCTCGCTCAAAGCACAAGTGCATATCCAATTTCTGCCATCAATGGGACTAGCGCAACATTTACAAGTGGTGTGATTGATTCAGCACTTGGACTTCAGTGGGTTCAACTTTGTAATTCAAGTCAGGTTGCAGGTTCATTCAATCCAATATGGGCGCAACAATTAAAGTTGTACCCAATGCAACTGACTGCCGCCCAACTCCAAACCCTAACGGCTCCCTAAACATGGACTATATGCTCCGCACCCCCACAGAGTCCGCTATGGATGACATCCTCATCGCTGCTGGCCTTGCCCAGGAGGCCACAGATCACGAAGGGGAGGTCACGGTGGTTCCTACTGAAGGGATCTCCATTGACCACATCGGCCCCATCCCACCCACCGTGGACATCGATGGCAACATCCTGAAACCCGGCGACACCCGTTGGCACACCAACATCCGCGCCATGATCGAGTTGACCCCTGAGGTGATCGAGGGGCTCCCTACCTTTGCCCCTGAGCCCTCCATTCCATACCGGGTGTTCGCCTAGGATGCCCCAGGAGCCCTTTGAACCCCTCGGGTGGGTCAGAGGGTGACCAAAGGGAAAGAATCGATCCTAGGGGAACCTAGGAGCCTCCTTGTCAATACAGCGTCTATACAGCGTCCATACGCTACCGATGATCTAATTTCCTTAAGATGCCGTTCAGCGGCCATGGGGGTAGTGGGAATCCCTCTCGGTGACCTATGGAGATACTGAATTTCGTTTCTGCCCCTGCGTATGGTCAGGTTAGAACCATACTGCAACCACCCGGGGTGAGTAGAGCCAGACAGTGGTGTCTGTACCTCTGCAACCACCCTAAGGTCAGATAGTCTAGATCCTGTAGGTATGACAACATCATCCTCCAAAGAAGCTAGGACTGGGTAGTAGATAGGTAAACAGGTACTAGTGCATACATCCGTAGGATGAAGACCACTAGGGAGGGATAAGGAGACTCTAAGGCAACTTGGGGGCCGGGTCACACGCTTTCCTTAGGGAAAGAAATATGGCGTTCTAAGGCTCCTAGAGGGGGTACTGTCAGGAAACTGATGATGATGTACCAGGGTACCTAAGGTACCTAAAGAAGCTCCTGTCAGGATGCTGATCTAGGGAACCTATGGAAGTCACAGCAGAATGCTGATGATGATGATCCAAGGAACCTGAGGCAACCTAAGAGGACTAAAGGATGACTAGCGGAGACCCTGCTCGGAGTCCGAGGAGAACCGTTAAGACTCTTAAGGTCAGGGGGAAGAAATGGGGACTCCGGTTCGTACCGAACCTTGGGGACTCCGCAGGGCAGTGTGACTACACCGGCATGATGATCAGGATCGCCCTGGGGCAGAAGCCTCAGGATGAACTGGACACCCTCGTCCATGAGATCCTCCATGCTGCCTACCCGGATCTTGAGGAGTCAGCGGTTGCCCAGGGAGCTCAAGGGGTCTCCGAGGCACTTTGGAGGTTGGGGTATCGAAGGGGGACTTGAGGAGAACCAAGGGGAACCAAGGGGAACCCAAATGTTTGGCGAAAAAGTCTGAAGAGGTGTATCGCATGGAGCCCGGGGCGTTCCCCCCCGGTGCCGGTGGCCTCGCGCCCGCGCACGCGCACACGCGCACACGCGCACACGCGCACACGCGCACACGCGCACACGCGCACACGCGAACGGGCGAACGGGCGAACGGGCGAACGGGCGAACGGGCGAACGGGCGAACGGGCGAACGGGCGAACGAATGGGGCACCGTGTGCGAATCCATCTATACATGGATGCGCCGCATCGGATAATGGATCCCATGTATGCCATCGGGCACTGGGGATCGACCGTTATCGGACGAACCCAGCGGGGAGGGACGGGGAAGGGAGAGAACCATGGGCGACTAGAAATAGTTGCCCATTTAACGAAATTGGTACCCTTAATTGATTGACCGAGCCGAAGTAGTTGCTATCATCAGTGCATCGGAACCGTGCGTAATACGGATTCGATTCAACCACTCCTCTATAAAGGATTCAAGAATGGAAACGCTTAGCAAACATGACGAACTCCATCTTCGGCCACTTCGCCCACTAGTAGGCGGAATCATCCGTAATGTAGTCATCGATGAATGCCCCGAAGGGAAGATGGAGACCACCTACGGGCTCCTCATTGAAATCCATGGTGTTCTAGTTACTGCCATGATTCATATGGACCCCGAGGGCAACGGCCCCGGCCATCTTGATATCCGTCCCGCCTAAACATCGACATAAGGAAACATCATGCCCGATTTCTTCCAATCACTTTGCGACCTCCGCGCCACCATGCCGAACACCATGCACCCACCTATTGAAATGTTTCACGCCATGGATCTAGTGTCCATCCGTAAGGGCATCGTCAAAGTATGCGCCCAAGTCAAGAGCATTGAATCCAATATCGTTACCCATGGCACCGGAAAGTATGTCCGGGCTCTACTCGCGGATTCCAAGCGGGAACTACGGGAACTAATCAAGGCCGAGCGTATCGCCATGAAGGGAGGAGCCAAGTGAAAGTATTCATAGTCATTGAAGTGCCCGAAGTGCCCGATGCGGATTCCACAACGGCCACCGAAGTCATCGACGGCATCCAAGCCGAATTGAAGCACTTCCCGTATTCATGGTCCATCGATGAAGCCGAATCGACCCCCGAAGTGGTCGAGGATGAAGTGGCCGATGCTGCACTTAAGGCCGAAATCGAAGCCGCAGTGATTGCCCATGGTCTCGGTCAGTTTGTCATTAAAGATCCGACATAAGTGGAGCCCCTTAGGTGCCCACTGGGGAAATTGAAACCCAGTGGGCACCATAGGGGAATCACTTTGATTCCCACACGCGTCCGAGCGTAATTCGGACGAACTATTGGAGACTCTAATGATATTCCTTCACCTATCCGTCGAGCATGGCATGGATCTACTGTTGGCCGATGAATGCGCTCTATGGTCGCCCGCAGGAGCCCGCCTAATCATGGAACACCTAGACGCGCTATCGGAGGACACGGGCGACCCCATTACATTCGACCGTGTCGCCATTCGGTGCGAATGGTCCGAATATGAAACCATCAAGGATGCTGCACACGCCTACGGGGTCACTCCGAAGCGACTACGGGACGCGACTACGGTCCTCGAACATGAACCCAAGCGTGATTCCTCCAAAGTAGTAGTGGTGCAAGACTTCTAGAAGTGGAGCCCCTTCGGATCCCTACGAATTCCCGTAGGGCTCCTTAGGGGGTTCACTTTGAACCCTGGCGAGCCCGAGCGTAATTCGGGCGCACTATTCGGAGTCTGCACCATGTCACTACTTGAACGCCCAACGGCCCGCGCTATCACTTTGCATCAGATTCCCCGTTCATCCGGGGCAGTAGTTTGGGAAGGAAATTCCCCTATCGACGGTGCTCCGATTGTCGCCATCGTTACATGGCATTCGCGCAATGTAAAGACCGGGGACATGGCGCAAACTTTCATACTTCGCGCCGATATGAAACCTACGGATGCCCTAGCGAATGGCGAAGATGCATCAATCTGCGGAGACTGTAAACATAGGGGTACCGTCGATTCCCCGCGCACCTGTTATGTAGAAGTCGGCAAGTCTGTAAACGCCGTGCATCGTTGTTACGCTGCGGGCAACTACCCTACGGTCTCCCCTGGTGACGCATCGGCAATGATCAGAGGTCGCGCCGTTCGCCTGGGAGCCTACGGGGATCCAGCAATGGTCCCGGCGAGTGTGTGGGATTCCCTAGTTTCCCGTGCATCGGGGTATACGGGGTACACGCATCAATGGCGCACGGCGACTAGTCATAAGCACCTATGCATGGCATCCGTGGATTCCCCTGCGGAACACTTGGAAGCCCAAGCGCAAGGATGGCGCACTTTCCGTGTCCGTAGTTCCGCTGCGGATGCCATGATTCCCGGGGAAGTTGTTTGCCCCGCGAGTGCCGAGGGGGGAAACCGTACCCAGTGTGACCGATGCCGATTGTGCTCCGGGAATAGTGGCCGCCGTGGATTGTGCTCCGGTATTGCCATCATTGCTCATTAAATTGATTGACCAAACAGGAATAAACCGATACCATGAATATCCCTATGCCGCGCTCTACTACCACTACCGTATCCAATCGCATCAATTCCCTGCTATTCCGCATAGATAAGGGGGAATGGGTGGGTGATCATTGGGAGGCCCATCGGTGCCTCGTGGCCGCCCTAGGCCTACTCGATTCCCCGGAACTACTGACCGAAGAGGAACGAATCTGGCTCACCGGGGTCACCGTATGGGTCTGCGAATCCATCGACGATGCCGCCATGCTGGAGTGATTCCCGTTCGCGCCCGAAACGGATCGTAAATGATCCGTATTCCCCTTGCGTAATAAGGGGAACTGATGAGGGCAGCTATTCCCATCTAACGAGGATTCACCTATGAACATCCCTATCGAACCGTGCGCCGTTGTCATTCCCCATCAATTGCCTCCATACATGACCTTCACGCTGCCGATAGCGGATGAGGTCGCGCATGATGCCTATGCCGTCATCCGTATGGGTACTACCGGGAATGTTGTCGATCTACTCGCGCAGTGCCATCGGATGCACCAGGGCGCAAAGGTGGCCGCGCTCCTTACTCCGCTACTCCCCGTTAAACTCCGCGTATTCGAGCGGGGTAACGGATTCCCCTCGGTTGGTCACTATGCAACCGATAGCTCCACTGTATGGCGCATCACGGATCTATGCGGCGGGAACATCCAATGTGGCACAGTGGCAGCCCCCAACTATATCGAAGTAGTAGCGGTCAACGCTGGGGAGCCCAGTGACTTTGAGGAGGATGACTATGTTTCCATGTATGAAGCATCACGAATCCGCTTTGATATCAAAGGGGGTGCATGATGACTCCCCGCCGATGGATCACCTGGTACATATGCACCGTAGATGAATGGTGGATGGATCACACTGGGGAAGAAACGGGGCTCACTGGTGATTCCCCTTGGTCCGCCATCAGTAGCTACATTGATGACATTGTGGAGCACCACCGTGAGGCCCCTGATGAACCAGCACCGGCATGGCTTGCCTTGGCTGTCCGTGATATTCCGAAGATTCCCCTTGCTTGATCATTGACCGAAATGTATATTCCTTCTATGAAACGCAACCCATTCAAGGTGGATCCTCCGTTCATCGTTTCCTTTAGTGGGGGGCGTACATCGGGTTACTTGCTGCGCCATGTATTGGATGCCTGGGGTGGCAAACTCCCCAAGGGTGGTGAGGTGATGTTCGCCAACACTGGGCGGGAGCACCCATCCACCCTCGATTTCGTCCGTGATGTCGAGCGTTGGTGCCCCATCCATTGGGTGGAGTACCGCCGGGATTTCCCCTTCTACGCATTAGTAGAGCATGGGGATGCCAGCCGCAATGGGGAGCCCTTTGCTGCCCTGATTGAAGCGAAGAAATATCTACCAAACCCAGTGACCCGGTTCTGCACTAGTGATCTGAAGGTCACCCCGATGAAACGGTTTATGAAGGTTCTTGGATTCCCCAAGTACACCACCATCCTTGGGCTCCGTGCGGATGAACCGAGGCGTGTAGCTAAACTGCGAAGCGATCCAACGAGGGACATTGAGATGCCCTTGGCCGACGCTGGGATCACCCGAGACATGATCATTGAGTGGTGGAAGCAGAATGACTTTGATCTGAAATTGCCCAACGATGATCCTGCATTCGGTAACTGTGACCTATGTTTCCTCAAGGGCATGGCAAGGGTAGAGCGGGTCATCCGTGCGGAGCCCCATCTAGCTGATTGGTGGATTGAACAGGAACGCCTACGGGATGCACGGTTCCGCAAGGATCGTCCAACCTACGCACACTTGCTTACGCAGATCACGCTCCAGGGTGTACTCTTTCAAGAGAGCACTGACGATCACACCGTACCATGCGACTGTACTGACTGACCGCATTCCCGTCCAAGCATCCCCTGTTATAGCAGGGTAGATGCGATAGGCCCTCCCAGGGATTACGCCCCTTGGGAGGGTTTTTGTTTTTCGCGAATTAATCTGCGATTCCCCCTACATTCCCGTTGACGAATCATTGACCGACAAGGATAATTCTCTGCAATGGAACTAAATCCAGATGGCACCGTGGTAACCCAGGTGCATTTACGGCGGAGAATCGTGGAGCTAGAAAGAGCATTGGACGCTCACAAACTGGCTCTGTTGGCACTGACTCAGGCACTACAACGCAAGGAGGCGGAGAATGAAGGCACTAGATCCCATCGTGGAAGTGACGGCGAACTACCTACGGGCAAGGGCAAAGGCTGACGGGGGAGACCTAGGGGTTTCCCCTGATTCCCTGATGTTCGCCCGTGCAGCAGACCTTATTATTGAACAGGCGGGTCGCATTGATGCGGCCAAGGAGAGCCTGTTAATGATCCAAAAAAAGGTGACTGAGATGGAGTCTCGGGGAGGACACTGGTAATGGTTCCCCGAACTTCCCGGGCAGTCGCTTCGATTCCTTCAGATCATGCAGAAAGATGGGAAAAATCCTTTAATAGTGGTCGTGTACCCCTATCTAAAGGGGATCCATTATCCTACAACTCCACCGAACGAATCCTCCATCGTGCTATCCGCAAGGAAATGCTTCGATCTTGGGATGTAAATGAGTTTCGCATTGGTGCCGAACGCTTAGAAAGGATCTTGGGGCCTCGCTGGGAGCACCGTATGGCTGCTATCCAGGGTATTGGTTTGCGACGAGTGGGGGCACTCGTGGAGGCGGGGGGACTGCGTATGAGTGTGAACTATTTCCGTTGCGAACTTCTTCTGAGGGTGTACTAATGCAAGTGCTGATAACTCACCAAAGTATCTCTTGGCTCCACTTTGAGCTTGAAATCCACCGTTGGACTCTTTATATAAATCTGTGCCATAAGTGGGACAAGTGGGTTGACGCACAATCCCGCGCACAGGATAATGGTGACCATGTCAACGAAAGTCAACAACACGCAACCGATCAAGAAGTTCCTGAGCAATTGTGCATTGATGAGGACTCAGAACGAAGATATCCCGGTGCTGGCAACAGCAATCTTCTGCCTCATTGCCGAGTCGAACCTCAGGGGGAAGCCGCTGTGCATGGCTGACATCGGAGAGGCCATGGGTGTTTCGACATCCACTGTCTCTCGCAATGTCTCTCTCCTTGGGAAGAACTTAGTTCGCCCAGGGAGAGCGGGGCGGTGGGGTCTTGACCTCATTCGTCCTGAAGAAGATCCCGCTGACCGGCGGCAAGTATTGCTATTCCTAACTACCAAGGGCAAGACCATTGCCCTGCAAATCAATCAATCGGAAGGTTCTTAAATGCTTACGAAACGCGGTAACTCCTATCAGGCCTCCTTCACTGTTTCCGGTAAGAGGCACCGGCAGAGCTTCAAGACTGAGAAGGAAGCGAATCTGTGGCGGCGGCGGCTGGAGTTAGCTGTTGACAGTGGTGAGGACACCAGTGTTCTTCTTTCGGCACCAACTGTTGACCAAAAAGAGACTCACACGCTACAGGATCTTTTTCTTATCACACATAAGACCCGTTGGTCAAGACTTCGGACAGACTCGATGACTGATGTGGGGAGCAGGGTGGTTGCCCTTCTTTCCCCAGGGAAACTTGTCTCTGAGATCACCCATGCCGTGGTCGTGAAGATGGTCATGGATCTGCAATTCAAAGGGCTCTCTCAGGCCACCATCAACCGGCGGCTGGCTGCCTTATCAACGATGATGAACTTGGCTGCTGATATGGGTTGGATTGCTGCGAAGCCCAAGATCCCCTTTGGCAAGGAACATAAAAAGGAGCG